CCGAGTGAGGCTTTTATATCGGCAAAAACCTCTCGTCCAGAACAACCAGAGGCATTAGCCGGTGTTCACGCATCCGGCGGTAATAGGGCATCCGTATTATTAGTCGTCGACGAAGCAAGTGGTGTCCACGAAAAAACGTTTGAGGCGAGTGCGGGATCGATGTCTGGGCATAACTGTGTAACACTTCTCCTGTCCAACCCGACGAAGAATAGCGGTACTTTTTATGAAACGCATATGAGTCCGACTTCAAGTTGGTGGCGACGTAAATGGTCGTGTATGGATAGTCCGTTAGTAACGGATGAATTTATCGAGGAAATGAAAGAGCGATATGGCTCTGAGAGTACGCAGTTTGCGGTTAGAGTTTTAGGTGAATTTCCTAAAGTCGATGATGATACGATAATACCTTATCATTTATGCGACTCGGCTCGTAATAGGGATGTCGAGGAAAGTCCGGTTGCGACGACTGTATGGGGATTAGATGTATCGCGATTTGGTAACGATTCATCCGCGTTATGTAAAAGGCGCGGTAATACTATAATCGAGGTTATGACTTGGAAGGGACTTGATTTAATGGAGTTATGCGGTCGAGTTAAAGCCGAATATGACGCTATTATGTCACCGACTGATTTACCGGAAACGATATTTATAGATTCAATAGGATTAGGTTCTGGATGTGTAGACCGATTAGCTGAGTTAGGATTACCGGCGGTCGGTATAAATGTTTCTGAGTCACCGGCTATGAAGTCTAATTATACTAATTTAAGAGCCGAGTTATGGTTTAAATTAAAATCCTTTTTAGAAAACCGCGACTGTAAATTACCACGCGATGATAAGTTAATTAATGAGATGATTGCGGTTAAATATAGTTTTGCCTCGAATGGAAAGGCAAAAATAGAGAGCAAAGATGAGATGCGTAAACGAGGATTAAGTTCTCCTGATAGAGCAGATGCTCTTTGCTTAACAATGGCTCACGATAATGTGGTGGCTTTAAAAGGCGGTCATAGAAGTCGTTGGTCGCAACCTTTAAAACGAAACTTGAGAGGAGTAGCATAATGCCATCAGGAAAAGGAACTTATGGAACTAAAAGAGGCAGACCACCTAAAGGAAAAGGCGGTAAAAAGAAGTGAGCCTATTAAATCTATTTGGTGACGACGCTGATTTTTTTACCGGTAAAACACCGGAGTCACGCGCAAGAGGTGTTGGTCAAATTGCTTATGAGTCTATTCCGGGAATTTCTGAGGCGGTCACCTTTAGAGATATTAAAAACGAATTAAGTAAAAAAAATCCTAATTGGGGTGTTATCGCTATGTTAGGCGGTGCAGGATTATTAGGTTTAGTGCCTTTAATCGGAGATGCGTTAGGCACTACAGTAAAGAAAAGTATTAAAAAAGCTAATAAGGTTGAATTAACAGAAAAACAAAAAAACGCGCAGGAAATAATCGACCTTTTAAAATCTGGTAATGCTAAAAAAGTAACAAATCGTATGCTTAAAAACGCAGACCAGAGATATTTATTTGAAAATTATGATTTACCAATGGATACGAAATCACGCATGGAAAGAGCAAAAAAAATGGGTCTTGTTGAAGATGCTTTTCATGGTACGGATTACGATTTTAAGTCCTTTAAAAACAATCCAACATTTATGTCAGACCAACCGGCAGTCGCAGATACTTATACAAATTTTTCAAATAGAGAAAGGGGTGCGACTGGAATGATTTATCCATTAAGAGTACCAGAGGCTAATAAAGACCTGCCTTATTTGGAAGTATTTGGGAAAGGAAAAAATTGGAATGATTTAGATAAAAATCTTGAAGTATATGATCCTAGTATGGGAGAAACGGATTTAGATACAATTATAAGTATGCGTAATCCAATTTGGGCAAAAGAATTAGATAATTTATTAGAAAAACATGGGAAAGCACCGAGTCATGGATTTCTGGGGAACACTGATGGCACTTACACTACTAAAGATATTACTGAAACTGAATTTGCAGGCAGACCAGACGCAATTATACCATCCACAAATAAGGGTGTAATATTTCATGATATTGTAGACAGAGGTGGTTTTGGTTATTCTCATTTATATAATGACAAGTTACATAATGCGCCATCTCAAGTAAGAGTGGAATTTGACCCAAAAAACATCAGATCAAAATTTGCTCGTTTTGACCCTAGATTAGCACATCTTAAAGATTTAACCGCAGGAATACCAATAGGACTTCTTCCATTTATAGATATGGAGAAACTATTAGAAGAAAAAGAGGTTAAAGATGATTGACCCTATTTCAGCTATTTCTGTAATAACCGCGAGTGCTAATGCAATATCTACCTCTATAAAAGCCGGTAAAGATGTTGCGTCATTATCCACTCCATTATCGAGATACGCGAAGGCAGAGGCAGAGTTAAATTTTGGAGCTAACAGAAAAAAAAATTCTTTCCTCGCTAAGTTTACCGGTGCGGAGTCAACTGCGATAGATAGGTTTTTTAAACAAGAAGAGTTGAAACAAGCTCGCGATAAATTGAGGGAGACGTTTATGCTATATGGAAAACACAGTCAGTGGCAAACTTTACAAAAAATGATTGCGGAGGAGCGTGCCTTACATCGTGAAGAGTTACAACGCAAAGCCGAGTTTAGGGACACGCTCTACACTATATTTGGAGTGATAGTTTTAGGAATATTTTTTATAGCCGGTTCATTAGGAATTATCTTTTTAGCAAAATATCTAAAGGAGCAACAAGCATGAGTTTTATATTAGATCAATGGCGCGTAATTCCGCGTCTAATGATGTTAGCGATTACATTAATGTGCTTTTACGTTACTTGGTGGATGATAGGTTTACCAGACCCATCGATTAATCAGACATCATTCGCATCAATTATATTTGGATGTTTCAGCGGTTGTTTTGCCGTATGGCTTGGTAATGAAAATAAAGGAAGTTAAAAATGACTATTTGCCCAAGATGTTTTAAAGAAATTATAGAAGGCGAAGGTCATATATGCAAAAGGATAAAATGAATTGGTTAATTAATTTATTAGATAAATTATTTGCAAAAAATAAAGTTTTTTATTTGAGCGGAAAAAGGAAAAAAAATGATTGAGCAAGTAATGACATACGTTGTTCTGCCGGTGGGTGGATTTGTATGGCTACTTCATAGAAATCAAACAAAACACACTACTCAGATAACTGTATTAGAAAAAATGTTTGAAACTATAAATGCTCAACATGATAGAGAAATTAATGAAATAAAAGAAACAGTAAAAGCTATATTTAAAAAGTTAGACAGTATCGAGCAAGAACTTAGAAAATAAATTATGTCTAATAATAACTTTGAGCATGGTAAACTTGGCGAGTTTATCTGCGCCACTCATTTACTTAAAATGGGTGAAAAAACAGAAATAGTTAATTTATCAACTATTGATTTAATAGTGCATAGAGATAGTCGTCTTATTAGAATCCAAGTAAAATCTAGCAAATATAAATTAAAAGATAATATGTCTAAGTTTAGAGGTTATCAGTTTTCTACAGTACACGGCGGAATAAAAAGACCCTTAACCGAAAAAGAGTGCGATGTTTTAGGTTTTGTTGCTACTGACTTAGAACGCGTAATATTTAAACCGGCTAAAGATTTTAATCAAATAACTAAAAGGTTCGCAAAAAAACACTTCTTGCAAAATGATGTGGAACAAGCATCTTGGAATGAAACTATGGAGGCTATTCTATGAGTCTTTTAACTACATTAATAGAGCCGGTTAGCAAAATACTAGATAAGGCTATACCGGACACAGATTTAAAAAGAAAATTAAGTCATGAAATATCGACTTTAGCTGAAAAGTCGGCTTTAGAGGTAGCTAAAGGACAAATGCAGGCTAATGTTGAACAAGCTAAACATCCTAGTCTATTTGTAGCCGGCGCAAGACCGGCAATAATGTGGGTCGCTTGTTTAGGACTATTAACTCAGTTTTTTTTAATGCCCATTGCTGAATGGATAACAGTTATTTGGTATCCGGATATTACTTTACCAAATTTAAATACCTCTGAATTAACAACTTTAACATTATCTATTTTAGGACTCGGAGGAATGAGATCGTGGGAAAAAAGCAAAGGAGTCGCAAGAGAAAACATGAAAAAATAAAACTATTTAGGTATAAAAAACACTTTATGGGAGAAAGACATATGCTGATTGATAGAATAGGAGAGAAAAGACGTGTTTATTTTCGGCAAAAAGTCTTTATCAAGGCTAGAAGGAGTCCATCCGGACTTAGTTAAAATATTTAAAAAGGCGATAGGTTATTCAGCTATCGATTTCGGAATTTCTGAAGGTGTCAGAAGTAAAAGTCGGCAGGCTCAACTTGTTAAAGCCGGTGCGTCGACCACTTTAAATTCAAAACATATTATCCAAGAGAGTACCGGTTTTTCTCATGCGGTAGATATGTACACAATAGTCGATGGTCGTGCTTGTTGGGAGTTGGATACTTATGCGGTAGCAGGCGAGTCTATAGTTAAATCGGCTAAAGAGTTAGGAATTAATAATTTATCATGGGGTGCTTGTTGGCACATTGATGATGTAGCCGGTTGCGAAATGGGTTGTATGGATATGATACAGAGTTACATTTCTACACGCGCAAAACAAGGCAGGAAAGTGTTCATGGACGCTCCTCATTGGCAACTTAATATAAACTAATGTGGATTCCTATTCTAATAGTCTGTCAATCTATTATGGCAGACTCTTGTTTAGTTATAACCGGCAGGGAGTTATTTCCAACTAAAGAAGAGTGTTTTGAGGTATCGATACAAAAAGGCGAATTAGCTTATTCTCATCCTCAAGTTACAATGGTTAAACCTTTATGTCAGATAATTCCAGAAGGAGAAAAAACTTAACTATAAATAAAGTCAATCCTGTGGCTCGAGCTATGTTAATGAACCGGCAACCACCGAAGATTATAAAATCAAAAAAAGTTTACTCAAGAAAACGATTTAAACGTCAAGATAAATTAATGGATGTAAAGGACACACTATAGTATTGATGCCACATTTGGTTCGTGGAGTAATTATTTGGCAAAAATAACTCCTTTAGAGGATGGTCAGTTAGAAAGTCTGGTCAGCGAGGCGATAAAGGACGCAGTCGACTTTATTGACAGTGAAATAGTCCCAGAAAGAGTACTATCTCAGCAATATTATGATGGAAAAACACGACTTGGGGTCGAGGAAGGTCGGAGCAAGGTAGTTGCGACCAAGTGCAGAGACGCAGTTCGTGCAATTAAACCTTCACTTCTTCGTGTTTTTCTAGGACAAGCTCCACCGGTAGAATTTACTCCCAATATGGCGGAAGATGTGCCGGTCGCAGAGCAAATGACCAAATACGTTCACTACAAATTAAATAAACTAAACTATTTCAAGCTATTAAGTAATGCTTTTCAAGATTGTTTGGTAAAAAGATTGGGGATTTTAAAGGTATATTATGAAGATTTTAGCAAAACTGAAACACATACATATAGCGGTCTTTCAGATATTGAGTTTAATTATCTGGTTGCCGATGAAAATGTTACAGTACTTAACCATAATGCGACAATTTCTATGGAAATGGATCAAGCAACTGGGCAGGAAATTGAAAAAGCTGTTCACGATGCGAAAATCCAACGAATAACACCGGCAGGCGATTGTAGAATTGACTCTGTCCCACCAGAAGAGTGGTTTTGCGATAGAAATGCTAAAGATGTTGAAACAGCCTATATAGTAGGGCATCGAGTAAATAAAACAGTCGGTGAATTAGTTGAACAAGGTTTTAATTTTGACGATATTCACCATTTAGACGCTATTAATGACGATTCATTAAATGATGCTGAATTATTTGCTAGAACCGGTTTTACAGAGGATAAAAACGACTCTCAAAATAATATAGATATTACTTCTAAGAGAATAGGCATAACTGAGTGCTATATGAAAGTGGATGTGGACGGCACTGGAGTGCCAATTTTACACCAATTTATTATGGGCGGTAGTAATTATAAATTATTAAATTATATGCCCTGCGATCAGCAACCTTTTGCGGTTTTTGAATGCGATCCAGAGCCACATACAGTATGGGGTCGAAGTGTGGTCGCTATGCTATTTGACGACCAAGATGCGAGTACTTCTTGTTTAAGAGGAGTTTTAGATAATATAGCATTATGTAATTCACCTAGATTAAGTGTAGTTGATAGCCAAGTTAATCTTGATGATGTTCTTAATAATGAAATTGGCGCGGTTATCCGTACACGACAACCTAATACAATTTCTCCAATATCGATACCATTTACTGCCGGTAATACTTTAGGTGCTATGCAATACTTAGATCAGACCATCGACCAAAAAGTCGGTGTTAGTGCGTCTAGTGTAGGATTAAATCCAGATGTTTTACAATCAACTACAAAAACGGCGGTCGACCATCATATAGCTACGGCTCAAGGACAAGTAGAAACTATAGCTCGTAATTTAGCTGAAGGCGGTATGACTCAATTATTTAGAAAAATGATGCATCTCATTATTAAGCATAGAAAAGGCGATGAGATTATGCGGATGAATAATAATTATATACCGGTAGACCCTAAATCATGGAATGCCCATTTAGATTTACAAGTTTCGGTCGGATTAGGGACTGGTAAAATTGAAGAAAAGCAAATGACTCTTCAGCAAATATTACAAATACAACAGACTATTTATCAGGGATACGGATCTGGTAATGGTCTTGTGAATCTAAGCGGAATAAAGAATTGTTTGACGGACATATTAGCTAATAGCGGTATAAGAAATGCTGATAGATATTTTAGTCCAATGACCCCAGAAATAGAGCAACAGATGATGGCGATGGCTCAACAACAAGCTCAAAATCAGCCTCAACCAGTCGATCCGGCAACGGCGGTTATGCAAACTGAACAAATAAGAGCAAATGCTAAGATGCAAAGCGATATGGCTAAGTTAGGATTGGAAAGAGAAAAAATGATGTTAGCGGACGATCTAAAGCGAGATGAATTAGATCAAAATCTATTATTAAAAGCAGGCGAATTATTATCCAAGCACGGATATCAAGTAGACGTAAATGAAATTAAGCGAATGCAGGCGCAGGAAAGAAATAATGGACAAGTCGCTAGAAATTAAAGCAACTCAAGCAAAAGAATTATTAAATTCTGAGGCTTTTAGAGATGCTATGCAGAAAGTCAAAGATGCACAAATACACGCATTTTTGTCCTCGAGCAAAGATGATACCGAGACCAGAGAAAAGGCACACTCTATCGTTTTAGCTCTTTCATCCATTGAGTATGAACTTATCAACGTAATTACAGATAAGGAAATGCTCGATAAAAGAGAAACTAAAAGAAAAGGATTAGCACCTCGATGACAGAGACTAATTTTGAAGAAGGTTCAGTAGAAGAGGCAACCGCGTCACTTTTAGGTGAGCCGAAAGTAGAAGATAATCAGACCGCCGAAAATGAAAGTGTTGAGGCGACTGATGAAACGACTCCGGACGTAGCCGTTGATGATAACGTCCAAGCAGAGGATACTAACGAGGAGAACATTACACCGGAAGTTGAAGAACCAACTGAGCCTCAGACTTTTACTGTAAAGGTAGATGGTCAAGAGGAGCAATGGACACTCGACCAACTTACCCGAAGTGCTAGTGGTCAATCATATATCCAAAAAAAGATGGGTGAAACTGCTCAAATTCGTAAAGAGGCAGAGGAGATTCACAATCAATTAAAATCAGAGCGTGAGCAACTTCAACAAGCTATGGAGACTTACAAAAACCAACTTGCTCAAAACCAATTAGAAAAGCCGGATATTGCTTTAGCTAAAACTGACCCTATTAAGTATATGACTCAGCAGGCTGAATACAATGATGCTATGGAAAAGCAGAAAGTATTAGCTGAAGAAACTAAGAAATTACAAGTGGAACAGACTAAGCAAAACAAACAAGTTATGGAGGCATATTTAAAGGAACAAGCCACCATACTTCAAAAGCATATTCCAGAATTTTCTAAGTCGGAATCGGCTACCGCATTAAGAGGTAAGTTAATATCGACCGGTGGAGAGTACGGATTTACTGAGCAGGAGATTGCAAGCATAGTTGATAATCGTGCTATACGAATATTAAACGATGCTCGAAAATGGCAGGAGTTACAAAAATCTCAAGGTAAGATTGAGGAAAAAGTCAGCCAAGCAAGACCTCTTACTATTAAAGCCGGCTCTAAACAAGTTGGGACAGTTGGTAAGTCAAATAGAATTAAAGAGGCGACCGCTAAACTTCAGAAGTCAGGGAGCGTCGAAGACGGAGCAAATTGGCTTTTGGCAACATCTTAAAATGAGGAAAAAATGGCACAAAATAGTAATGCCGTAGAAACATATGATGTAACCACTATACGCGAGGACATTAGTGATCTTCTAAAGTCGATCTCGCCAACGGACACACCGATATTTTCTATGGCTAAACAAAGGACAGCAAGTAACACTTATGTTGAATTTGCTGAATTAGACTTAGCAACCGCAGTAAACAACAATGCGGTGGCTGAAGGTGATAACCCATCCAACGATGCCGGAACATTGCCTGCTAGAAAAGGGACTTACACACAGATAGCAGATAAGCTAGTTGAAGTGACTTCAACTGACGAGGCAGTTAATGGTGTCGCTGGCGCGCAAAAATTAGCATCTCAAATCGCGTTTAAGGTAAAAGAAATCAAGCGAGACATCGAGATGAGCTTGACCAAAAATGCGATTGGTAACGCAGGTGCATCTGACGGCGCGACCGCCAGAGTGACTGCCGGATTACCGGCATGGCTCTCGTCAAATTCTTCGAGAGGTACTTCTGGTGCAGACCCAACAGTAAGTGGCGGTGTACCAAATGCAGGTGCTACCGACGGAACGCAACGGAACGTCAGTGAGACACTCTTGTCTACTGTAGTTGCTTCATGCTGGGAAAATGGAGCAGACCCGAAGATGATTGTTTGCGGTAGCGCGGTAAAACAAGCTATTTCCGGATTTAGCGGAAATGCAACTAAATACCTCGATTACGCAGGACAAGGTATGGATCAGAGAACAATAGTGGCTGGATTCTCAGTTTATGAATCTGATTTTGGACGAATGACAGTTTCTCCTAACAGATTTCAGAGAGGACGCGATTGTTTTGTACTCGATCCGGAACATATCCATGTGGCTACATTACAACCACTAAGTCAGAAACCACTAGCGAAAACCGGTCACGGCTCTCGCACGCTAATAGCAACTGAATACGCATTTTATGCTTATCATAAAGCTAACGGCATAGTGGCAGACCTTAACACCTAATGGGTGTGAAAGTCACCATCACCACAGAGGCTCGCCCAGTCTATAATGGGCGACCCTCAAATGTGGGTGAGACCATCGAGGTAAGCGAAGCAGAGGCTTCTCAAATCGTAGAGAGAGGATGGGGAGAAGTAACTTCATCCAAAAAAAAAAGAGCAAGGAATGACAAAGGACACTATGTCAAAGATAATCCGGAAACTCCCCAAAATGAGGCTTGGGAGTAAGTGACGATAAAAACTCATATAACGGAAGATGAGGGCAAATTAATTGTTAATAAAACTCAAGACGTTGAGCCATTATTAAATCATATTAATCATCTTAGAAATGCGGATTTAAAAGATAGTAAAGAAATGGGCATGAGGTATGTCGGAGAAATACCTCTAATTTTAGCCGAGCAATGGGCATTTGAATGTGGCGCAAGATTAGGTTCACCAGAGCATATGGAATACTGCGCTAAAAAGTTAAAAGACCCAGATTTTAAAAAATTATTAGTTAAGGGATTTTGATGGCTTTAGATAGTTACGCAAATTTAAAAACTAGTATAGCAGATTGGCTTAATAGATCAGACTTAACAGCTGTAATTCCAGATTTTATAACTTTAGCAGAGGCTCAGTTAAATCGCGAGTTAAGGCATTATAAGATGATTAGTAAAAGCACCGCAATAATTGAAACCCAATATTCTGCGACTCCTTCAGATTGGTTGCAGACTGTTAGGTTTCATTTAAATAACGCATCTTTAACATTATTAAAGCAAACCTCTCCGGAAGAGATTGCTAAATATAGAGATGATAATGATAACTCAACCGGAGTACCGGAATATTATGCACACGTTGGGGATTTAATAGAAGTACACCCAACTCCTTCGGCGAATTTTACCGGTGAAATTTTGTATTATCAACGTATTCCGGCTCTTAGTGATGCTAATACGAGTAATTGGTTATTAGCTATGTCCCCAGACGCATACCTATATGGGTCTTTATTACAAGCCTCGCCGTATATCGGAGAGGACGAAAGATTAGCAGTTTGGGGGTCTGCTTATCAAAATTCAATAAACGCAATACGAGGAGAGTCAGATTCTACAAGGCACTCCGCAAGTAATTTACAACTGAGAATAAGGAGTTTTTAGAAAATGAGCGACGCTCTCACTGATACGTATGAAACAATTTTGTTAAAATTTTTGCTGACTGCTGATTCAGTTACCAGACCGACTAATTGGTATGTCGGACTATACGCAAGTGGAAATCAACCTAGTGATAGCTCGGCAGGGACTGAGCTTTCTGGTAGCGGTTATGCAAGGCAATCAGTTAGTTTTTCTGTAACCGGAAATGCCGGTACTAACTCTGGGACAATTACGTTTCCCACAGCCACTGGATCATGGGGAACTGTGACATTTGCAGGGATTTTCGACGCACAAACCTCCGGAAATTTAATCGCATATGCTCAACTCGGAGCAAGTAAAGTTATAGATACGAATGATATTTTGCAGATAAGTGGATCATCATTGACACTGACATTGACCTAATAAGGATTAAAGTTTTTTGGCATTAATTTTTAAAGATAGAGTTAAACAATTATCAACCACCAATGGAACAGTAAATGTCGTAATGACTTCAACTATTGGAGGTTTTCAAACTTTTGCTAATGCTTTAGCTGATGCTGATACCACCTATTATTGTATTGTTGATGACACTAATGATGATTTTGAAGTGGGTTTAGGAACTTGGGCAGAAGGTTCAGCTACATTAACTAGAACAACGATATTGGAAAGTAGCAATAGTAACAATGCTGTCGACTTTTCTGGGTCTGTTGCTAAAGAAGTTTTTATTACTTACCCGGCTGAAAAGGCAGTTTTTCTTAATGCAAATAATAAGCTTGTAATTGGTGGTGTAGAATATTTGTCAGCTACCACAAATCGTTGGCATAAGACTGTTCCCGGTGGAGCAACAATGGCAACAGCATCTGGAAATGACGACTTGGGGAATGCTCTGACTTTTTCTGGCGATCAAGTTGATGTTTTTTTAAATGGCATTCGATTGTCTAAAGATGCTGGTGATTATTCTTTAACTGACAGCACAAATACTGTTACTTTTAATATAAATGCTCGTCCATCAAGTGGCGATATTCTTGACATCATTAGTTACAATATTTTTTCTGGGGGTAGTTCTTCCTACGCGGATAGTGATGTAAATGCTCATTTAAATCAAAGTTCTGCTAGTTCTGGACAAGTTTTATCTTGGAACGGAAGTGACTATGCTTGGATATCATCTGGTTCAGGCAGTTTATCAAACATTGTTGAAGATACCACACCACAGCTTGGTGGAAATTTAGACATCAATGGAAATGACATTGTTTCAACATCTAACGCAAATATCGAGATTTTACCAAATGGGTCTGGAAAAGTTCATTTAGATGGAGATGGTTCAACCGGTGGTGTTGTTTTATCAGATGGTTTAGTAGAGATTAAGACAGGCACAGGTAATGTTGCAGAATTAAAGTTTTACTGTGAAACTAACAATGCTCATTATGTAAGTCTAAAAGCACCAGCTCATAGCAATTTTTCTGGTAATGTTGTTCTCACTCTTCCTACAAATGATGGATCTAGTGGAGAGTACCTAAAAACAGATGGAAGTGGAGTATTAAGTTGGGACACCCCTTCTGGTGGCGGTGGTGGTGGTAATACTGATATTTTAACAATTGCGACTACTTCTTCTATACCAACTTCGGTGGCACAGGATACTGTAAAACTTTATGAAAACGCATCTGCTTTGTATATGCGAAGTTATCGAGGTAATACAGCACATCCAGTTTTTGGAATAATAAATAGCACAGGGACTCAAGTTTGTACTTTTTTTGCCAATGGTGATTTAACATTAACAGATAAAATTACAGCAAAGAAAATTCTTTGCGAAGGTGGTTCAGAAACAGGCAGAATTGAACTTCAAGCACCAAATGTTTCAGATCATATTTCTATAAATGCACCTGCTACTCTTAGTGGAAGTACAGATTACATTTTACCTGAAGATGGTTCAAGTGGTGAATTTTTACAGACAAATGGGTCTGGGACACTTAGTTGGAGTACAGGGGGTGGAGATGGATATGAACTGATGCAATCCATTACACTAAATAACACTTCTTCAGCAGTTATCAATACAGTAAAAGATTATTTATATATTATTGATATGTGTATTTTAGCAACTACAGCAGATTCTCCCTTAAATGTTGCATTTGCACCTGCGTCTGGAAGTTACTCTGGAGCAGGTGGATTAGCTTGTAATACAATTATGTTTCCTGCTTCTTCATCAACTTTATCAAATAGCCATGTTTCTGGTAATGAAGTAAATTTTTCTTATTATGATGTAGATAGCTCTGATACTTATATGCATCCTTTTATTGGCAGATATTATTTCCATCAATCAACTGGGATAACTTCTACAAATCGCAGACCGACTTTATGGGGTCAACATAGAAATAACAATGACAAAGAATTATTTCAATCATCAGTATTGGCTTATACAAATAATGAAATTAAATACGTCAAATTTAACCTTAATTCTGGCAACATGGATGGCACAGTTAAAGTTTCAAGAAGGGCATTATCTGGATGACAAATAAAACTGATTATACATGGAGTGATGTAGGGGATTCTTCTGATAAAGTTCTTACACAATCTGAAAAACAAGCTATTGCAGATGAATGGAATAATAGGAACAAGGCTGGTGGTTCAACTGACATAAATAAAGCTAATGTTGTAAGAGTAAAACGAAATACATTACTTGCTGAAACAGATTGGACACAGCTTGATGATGTTCCTCAAACAACAAAAAACAAATATAAATCGTGGCGACAAGAATTAAGAGATTTGCCACAACATTCAGATTTTCCAAATGTTACAATTCCGAGTGAGCCAGAATGACAAATTTTACTAGAGATTACGCAAAAAGAGAAGATGTAGAACTTACTGATGTAAAACTTTACAATTCAGTAAGTGGGACAGCTGTACAAGATGATGATAGTTTTTCGAGTGCAAGTTCTACAAAACTTGCGTCAAGTGAAAGCATCAAAGCCTATGTTGATGCTAATTCTGGTGGTGGTGGCGGTAGTAGTGTTGCTGAACTTGTACCGAAGTTTTTAGCTACATTTACAAATTCATCAGATGCATCATCCCTTTATTTTGGTGGCAACACATACATAAATACCACAACTCCTTATGATATCTATTATCTTGTCTTGGAAAATGTAGTACCCACAACAGACGCATCTTTGTTGATGCAACTTCACAGATATTGGTATGGTGGTAATAATATAAATGTAAGTTCTGGCTATAGGCAAATGACCTATTTCATAGGACAAAAAAATAATGATACTTTTGAATATAGTTATTTATCTTCAAGTACTGATAGAACAATGTGGTCAATTTGTGGTGGCTACAATAATAACAATTTAAGGGTTGATAGCTCAACTTCTTACAAAGGTTATAATGGTACTTGGAGATTAGATAATGCTTATACTTTTGTGAGCGAAATGTATCCTAGAATAACAATGGTAGATCAAATTGTTTACCATTCTTCAGCCGGTTACACTATGGGTTACATGTATGCTTATAAAAATATGTGGTGTGAAGGATTTGGAAGTAATCGTGTGAATGGGGGTAGAATATATTTTTCCACCGGTAACATAAGATCAGGCGCAAAAATTCATTTATACGGAGCTAATTATGGATAAGCTCTATAAATGCATAGATAACCAAATGATAGAGTTAACTGCTGAAGAATATGCTGAATATAATGAACTGCAAATTGAAGATGCCAATCGTAATGATGAAAGAATTAAAGGTTCTTTAAGGTCAAGAAGAGAGCCATTGCTTAAAGAGGCAGATTTTGAAATTAATAAAAAAATAGACAATAATGAAGACGCAACAAGTTGGAGAGTTTATCGCCAAGCATTACGAGATATTACGTCTGGTGATTTAAACAATCCAATTTTCCCAACAAAACCTGATTAAAATATGTTTTCACATTTTACATTTTCAGAAAAAGCATTTAGCGAAAAAATAACTAAATTAACGATTGTTAATGCAACTGTTTCAATAGTTGCTCAATCATCTCTTTCTGTAGCACTAGCTAAAATTATACCGGCTGGTTCTATTTCTGCGACTTCAACATCATCTCTTTCTGCGATTGGTGGAAGAAGAAGGATTGCAAATGCCAATCTTTTTGATGCGTCAATTTTAAATATCAATGCAATTCGTATTGCAACTGTATCTTCAAGTGCATCATCAAGTTTTTCATTGAATGTTCAAGCAGGCAAAACGCACCAGACAACTTTTTCAGCTACTAGCTCAACACAAGTACAAGTTAGCGGAATAAGAGCTAGAACAGTAGTTGGGTCAGCACAAGGTTCACTTTCAACATCTATCAATGCTTTAAGAACTAGAGGCATCACAGTTTCAATGGTGGCTCAAAGTGTTGCTCAAATCACTTCAAATATTATAGCAAGTATCAATTCAGCATTAGCAGATGGCACAACATTACAAATTGATGCTGGGAAAATTACACCTACAAATGCATCATTAACATCACAAAGCACAGCAACAATAAATGTTTTAAGAGCTAGAAATGTATCCACAAGTTTAGCATCTCAATCAAATATTGTGGTAAATGCAAGAGGTAGATTTGCAGGCACTAGCACACTTGCGTCTAATTCAAGCCTAAATGCTACAATCATTAGAACTCAAAAGGCAACATCACAAGCATCTTTCCAATCAGATTTAGATGTAAATGTTAGATATTTCTGGGAAGAGATTGGACAAATATCTGAAACTTGGTCAGCTATTTCTAAGCCAACTAAAACTTGGAATGTTGTAACTTTACCAAATAGCAGTTGGAGCAATGTAGAAACTCCAAATGAATCTTGGACAAATATCAATAAACCTACAGAAACATGGACAGAAGATATGCCATTTCAGTTAGCATCATAGGAGATATTAATGGCGAATACGACAAATTATAATATAACTAAACCGGATGTCGGAGCGAGTGAGAATACTTGGGGAACTACGATAAACACCGGATTAGATACAATAGATACCACAATTAAAACTGTATCGGACACAATTCCAACAACTATAACCTCAACCACACTAACGGATACTCCCTCGAGTCTAGGAACGGCAAAACAAGTATTAAGAGTAAATTCTGGAGCTACCGCAACTGAATTTGCAACACCATCGATAATAGATTTAAGCGATACTCCATCGGCTCTAGGGACTAGCGGTCAAATATTAAAAATGAATTCCGGTGGGACTGCTTTAGAGTGGGGGACGGATGAAAGTGGTTCTGGAGTAACTTTAAATAGTTTTCAAGTAAGTACTCAATCCGCTCAAAATACTGCGTCATTAAGTTATAGCAATGGAACTTTTACTTTTACTCCAAATAACTACACTGGTATGATACAAACAGTAGCAAGCATGGTGACCGGTGCTAAACCTAATTTTAATGAATTAACTGTTACACCATCTGCAAATCAATACACAAATTGGACACATGGTTTAGGTGATCATCCAGATGCAGTTTCAATATCTTACAAATGCACAAGTGCAGATCTAGGTTATTCAGTCGGAGATATAGTTATATCCCATGATCACTGGGCAGAAACTAATAGTGTGGCTTTTGTTGTTTCTACATCAACAACCCAAGTAAGAGTATATCATGGAGCAACTGGTTATTATTATTTACCTAATAAATCTAATTCACAAGGTGCATATACAAATGGGCAAGCAGTAGGAAAATGGCAATTATTAGTAAGAGCATGGAAGTTTAACTAATGGCACTATTACCTCTAAATATTCCTGCCGGAGTTTATAAAAACGGAACGGATTTGCAAGCCACCGGCAGATGGGCGGACTCTAATCTTGTTAGATGGCACGATGACTCTTTACAACCGGTAAAAGGATGGAGAGCTAAATCTGGAAGAGGTTTTACTTATCCATTAAGAGGTTTACTAGGGTGGAAAAGTAACACCGGCTCTAGATACTTAGCTACCGGCGATTATAAAAATTTATTTGTAGTTTTACCTAATGACTCTGTATTTGATATTACACCGACTGGTTTTACGAGTGGTAGAGTTGACGCGAGTGGGATGACCGGATATGGAGCAGGCTTTTACGGACAAGGCATATACAACGCACCGCCGATTTCAACGTCATCTGTTTTAGAAGATGCTACATCATGGTCTTTGAACGCATGGGGTCAAAATTTAATAGCTAATACTAAAGACGACGGAAAAATTTATGAATGGACATTAAATACCTCAAATCCTGCGTCTTTATTAACTAACGCACCAACATCTGTAGTAGCTACGATAGTTAGTGATGAGCGATTTTTATTCGCATTTCAAACAAGGACAGTATATTGGAGTGACCAAGAAAATAATAATGTATGGACTTCTACTGCAACTAATCAAGCCGGTAACATAACTCTAGAAACTCAAGGAAGTATTAAAACTGCGGAAAAAATTAAAGGCGGTATTATAATATTAACAGATGAGGATGCTCATACCTCAACTTATATAGGCTTGCCATTTGTCCACTCAATACAGAGAGTTGGTACTAAATGCGGTATATTTTCAAAACAAGCCTCAGTATCAATAGATATAGGTGTGGTATGGATGGGCGACTCCGGTTTTCATATTTATAGCGGTGGGAGAGTCCAAGAGCTAAAATGTGATGTAGCAGACCATGTTTACGGCGAAATGAATATGGCTCAAAAATCAAAAGTCTGCGCTGTAGCAAATTCTAAATACGACGAGATAATTTGGTATTATCCGGTGTCTACAGAAAACGATAGATATGTAGCTTGGAATTATAAAAACAATACTTGGTCTATAGGTCAGATAGGCAGGACAACCGGTATAGATACCGGCATATTTGAATTTCCAATACACGCCTCATCTGAATTTCATACAAGTAATATCGGCAGAGGAAGATTTACTATGCCGGTAACATTTAATGGCACTTCACCAGATAAAGACTCTGCTTGCGATGACGTAGGTGAATTTGTAAGGCAACGGCACGACATAAGTGGATTGAATGGCAACGGAACATTTGCCACCGGTGTTTTGACAAAAAGTTTAATGAGTACCGATACTAATAATGTTAATGCAAGTAGTTTAGGATTTTTAGCTAAACTTGAGAATGGCTCTAGTACAGAATATGAAACTCCAGTTTTTCCGGTACAAAGATTATTATATAGAGTGCAAAATTTAGGGAGTACAAATCATTTATCAAATTATACTTTAACTATTACCGGATTAGACGCTAACGAAGTTTCAGCTACAGACTCATATACTATTAATGCTAACGGCACTTTTTATACTACTACTACATGGACTAAAGTTACTAACATACAATTAACTAGGGACGTGAGTGCAACCCAACCAAATTATGATTTAGGAGTTGGATTAGAAAGTTATACCACCGGTTATAGTAAAGCTGAAATAAAAAATAGTTATAATGGAATTACAACATCTGGTGCTGATAGTAATACTGTAATAGACGCGGAAATAACTACCGGAACTTTTATAAAAGATGCGTTAATAGAGTTTGTAACTGACTCCGCAGGGAATAGCCATCCAACCGGAACGGATAACAATTTACAGATATT